TTATTTGAGTCTATATAAAATATACTATATTCATTTTTACGTTTATTGTTTCCTTTTTCGGTATCGTGGGTGAGTGGTTCAAGGAAAGATACCACATAATTCGGTATTATTTGAAAATAGATGTATATTCCATTTAATGTTACTAATGAGTCCCCATAAATTATTTTTGAAAAGTGACCATTTATAATATTATTTTTCTTTATACCCATAAAAGTAATTGATATGGGGTCAAATTGTTTTATATCAATTGCCATATTCATTATATTATATTATAATAAGCTTTGAAGACATTAACTGGAACCTTTTAAGCCTTTAACGGTTATACATCCAAATATGGAAAAATCCGGAAAACGACCATAGGGAGTTTGTAGGATTTCTTTTATATTGCGGAGAGCGACCGAAGGGAGCTCGTAGAAATATGGAAAAATCCGGAGGATTTCTTTTATATTCCGGAGAGCGACTGCATCCTACTTTTCGGGTAGGCTTATGCCTACCCAAAAGTAAGAAGCAAAAGGGGTTTCACTGGGGGCTTCGCCCCCCCCCCCCAATGGAGGAGCTCGTATAAATATGGATGTAAATAATATTTTGAGTATTCCTACGAGCTTCCTTGTGGTGGTAGTGTGGTAGTAGTGGTAGTGGTGTGGTAGTAGTGGTGTGGGGGGGGGCTTCGCCCCCATTCAACGAGGTAAATGATAAAAAATTGATAATGATATAAATACAGTATTAACTACTAATATTACACGAGTGTCATTACTGTTACATACAGTTATTATCAATATCTCTACGAGCTCATTTTATTCGCTCTCCGCAATATAAAAGAAATCCTACAAACTCCCTACGGTCGTTCTACTGAATATTCCTACGAGCTCCTTTCAGTCGCTCTCCGTAATATAAAAGAAATCCTACAATCTCCCTTTGGTCGATTTCCGGATTTTTCAATATAAAAGAAATCCTACGAGCTCCTTGCAGTCGCTCTGTTATATTTATCAAATATGAACAGTGTCGACAGCGAATGGTTGTTATTCTTATCTAAGCAAGACTCAGTATTGGAATTTAATAGTGTGAATATAAATCACACTGACTTACCCGTTACCGAAACAGATACATATCCAACCACAGGTGCAAATTCACTCGCAAATCGTAATATAGGTATATATAACACTCATACGGAAGAACCAGTGGTGCCAAATAATGATATTAAATTATCCGAAGGAGTGGTCAAAGAACACGACGCAGAATTTCTCCAATATTATGGTGAACAACCAAACGGAGTTGTCCAGAATACTGAAGAATTCCCTCCCGTGCTGTTAAAAATGAAAGAAGATTCAAAAATAGTAACTACAAAACCCCCTCCTGTTACAGAATGTGTTAAACCATTTGAACTGATTATTTCAACAAAAACAAAAGTACTGTTCCTCAATAAGTCAATTGACATATTCAGTATTTTCTGGAAAATACCGATTGTCGACTATTGGAAACCGGAGAAAGGGGTCATCAAAAAACAAATCAAGATAGTATCAAAGACAAAACAAGAATTGGAGGAATACCAGGCAAAACTAGTAGACCTCAACTATTACCAAGAAAATATCATCAAACAAATAGACAATCCTACCTCGAGAAGTATCAAGTTCAAAGATGAAAGGAAACTAACAGTGGGTATGTCAAAGAAAGATATTACGGTCCAAAGAACTCGCGTAAAGAATGCATTCTATAATTGTATGGCACTTATTCTTCGATTTAAATACGACAATGTATTCAAGGAAATTCATGTAAAAGTGTTTAATACCGGGAAAATGGAAATACCGGGAATCGTAAACTATACTATGTTGCAATATGTCAAAGAAATGATATTAGACATATTACAGACATACGGAAAGAACGACGAAGAACAAATGATTCCTTTGCCAGTCACCCCGACCACCCCCGTCATTGAAAATTCGGGAGTAGTGGTCGACGACCACGACGGAAGAGTTCTTTTATATTCCAAAGAGCGACCGGAGGGAGCTCATAGGGACATTGCACCAACATCATTCTCTTCTTCCGACCCGGATAGTTCATCCTCTTCCAATACCACTCTTTTGAGTTCATTAGACGCCTCTCCACTCTGTTTCATAGATAACTTCAAAGAAGAACATGTATTGATAAATTCGAATTTTAATTGTGGGTATTTTATACACCGAGAACGTTTATATAATGTTCTGATAAGTCCCAAGTATGGACTAGAAGCATCTTTCGACCCTTGCAACTATTCCGGTGTCAAGTGTCGTTACTATTTCAATAATGACTACGGATTGGATAGAGACATTCAAAAGGGGGTAATTATGAACGAGGACAAACGGATGAAACTGTCCGATTTAATGGAATGCAAGAAATACACGGAGGTGTCTTTGATGATATTTCGAACAGGGAGTTGTATTATTGTTGGCAACTGTAGTGAAAAGATATTACGATTTATATTTGAGTTTATCAAAGAAATACTTATTACAGAATATAGAGAAATATGCTTCAATGATGAAATACCACAAGTGAAAAACAAGTCTTTCAAAATGATAAAACGAAATATAAGTGTGTCGAAGTGATGATTCGAAAATCCAGACAGCGACCCAAAAGTAAAATGGTAAAGGGTTAAATAATAAATATGAAACCATTACAAGTAAGATAACCGTAAGGATTGTAAATACAACATATTTTTTACAGCTAAATAAGGATATATAAACGTTAAAGGGTTAAGGCTCTTTGGATGATTTAGGAAAAAACGGATACATATCTTTGAAATAATTTTTAAGAGACTTTTAGATACCTTTAGAGATAGTTTAAAAATTGAAAAATCCGGAGGAGTGGCCGAAGGCCACGACGTAGGATTTCTTTTATATTCCGGAGAACGACTTTAAGGAGTTCGTAGAAAACTTTTATATTCCGGAGAACGACTTTAAGGAGTTCGTAGAAAAATTGAAAAATCCGGAAATCGACCAAAGGGAGATTGTAGGATTTCTTTTATATTACGGAGAGGTATTGAAAAATCCGGAGAGCGACTGCAAGGAGCTCGTAAAGGTATTAAAAAATCAGGAAAACGACCGTACGGGAGCTCGTAGGATTTCTTTTATATTCCGGAGAACGAGTGTAAGGACTTCGTAGGAATATTGGGTGTAAGGAAGGTTCGTCAGTCTATTTGATATATTTTTATTTTGTAATTTTAAATTTGTCATTTATAAATGAGTTCTAATACAAATACTTCATCGGTTACCACTCCCGCTTCAGCCTCCGCTGTATCAAAGACTGCCACCTCTTCTGCTTCTTCGAATGGGTATAGAACACCCGACCACACCACAATGCAACACGCTTGTAATATAGCGATGACACATGATAAACCAATTCTATTGGACTACTGGATGAGTTCAATTGATAAAGTCGCACTGATTGGTGTGAAAGAAGAAGACGGAGAGAAATTACTAGTAAAAAGTGCAGAAGAATATACAAGTCCTATAGTCAAAATTTTCAAGGTAAGTAATGAGTATATTGTTATTACCGAAAACTCGATTTACATAGTGGATGTAAATATTCCTACAAAACGCATTTCAACATAATATTTCTATGAGCTCCCCCCCAGTGAAACCCCCTTTTGCTTGTTACTTTTGGGGTAGGCATAGCCTAGCTGAAAAGTAGGACTTTTGCTTGTTACTTTTGGGGTAGACTGTGCCTACCCAAAAGTAGGATTCGGTCGCTCTCCGAAATATAAAAGAAATCATACGAGCCCCTCCTCATTGGGGGCTTCGCACCTCCAATTCAATGTCAAATATTTTATATGATATAAAATATTTGATATTCCTACGACCCCATTACAGTCGTTCTCCTGAATATTCCTACGAACTCCCTGCGGTCGTTCTCCGGAATATAAAAGAAATCCTACGAGCTCCTTTCAGTCGCTCTCCGGATTTTTCAATATAAAAGGAATCCTACTCAGGTAGATAAAAGGTTATAGAATTTCTTTGATAGCCTCTTTCTGCGATTCTTCCAATGAAGACGGAAATACAACTGTATACTCCACTATCAATGAACCCGTATTGTTTTCACGTTTCATACCCAGTTTTGGTATTATTTGCTTCTGATTCGGGGTAATAATAGAAGTGTTTTTAATACAGTAGTTCGACCCATTCAAATGTTTGATGTTGAATGAAAACCCACATAATGCTTCTTTCAAAGAAATCTCCTTTTTATAAACCAAGTTTATGTCGTTTCTTTCAAACACTGTTTCCACTATATTATGGGGGTCCTTTTTTACGGCGACAAATATTTTTATATCTCCTTTCACCCCGTTGACTTGATTACCTTGTTCCCTTACAATAATCACCTCATTATTATCAATCCCTTCAGGAATATTAATCTGTATTTTCTCCGTTTTTCGTATTTGTTCCCCGTTAAATACCTCTATTTTACTCACGTCGAGGGGATACATACACCCTTTATAACACTGAGTGAGACTGATTTCTATATTTAATACTATCGGCATCGGTTTATGGATTTGTTGGTGAACATGTTGATGAAACATCTCTGAGTTAATGCCACCGTTGAACATAGCTTCGAATATATTACTTATATTTGCGAATTCCACTTGTTCGCCCCCGTTTCCAAAGTTCGTATGGAAAAACATTTGCGGCCCCGCTCCTCTTTGACTGGAGAAGGGGGGGAAATCCATACCCCCTTCTCCGAAAAAGTCGAGGCCGACCCTGCCACTGAGTTGTCTGTCGTATCTTTTGCGCGACTCCGTGTCTCCGAGAGTTTCGTAGGCAGTGTTGATTTCGCGTATTTTATCACTGGCTTCGGCGGATGGATTGCGGTCGGGGTGATACTGCAAGGAAAGGCGTCGGTATGCCTTCTTTATTTCCTCTTCCGATGCATTTTTATCGATGTCGAGAGTTTCATAATGGGTCTTGGTGGATGACATTTACAAAAGGATGTATTTTATAGTCGTATAATTTGAATGAATTATTGAATCTTTATGTATTTGCGTGTAGAGCTCGTATGAATGGCAATGAGAGATGCGGATTTATTTGTTTTTTCGAGTAGACCGCTTTTGACGGACAGTATCGATACGCGTCTTTTTGATACTCTCCATCAACTGTGTTTCTAATGCTTGCAAAATAAGACCGACCTTTTTATCCTGTTCCGGATATTGAAAGAGTGGTATAAATGGTTCCAATACATTATTTATAAAGTTCAATAACATTGTTATCATTATACCTCTATGAACCGGATTATCATACTGATAATTGTCTTCATAAAATAATTGGAACTCAATACTAAACCCGATATTGAATATTATTTGCAGTATTTGTTTCTTATCTTCTTCATTCAAATCCGCTCCTCGTATCAGTTTGTCGAGTATACTTTGGGGGGTAACTTCTTTGGTAAATACGACTTTCACAGTATCAATTTCCATTGAAATACCATATAAACTCATCAGGTGCATGTATTTTTCCTTGGTGACAGCCGCTTTTACCCGTTCGGCAAATTTTTGAAAAGCACCTATTTTAGATTTATTCGCACAAGTATTCAGTAAAACGGTGAAGTCACCTACGTTAGATACTATCTTAACTTCTGCTATATAAATTGGCTTACTCATGTCTAAACTAGAAAAACCTTTATAACACGGATACCCCAGTATTTTACCCATCTGTTCATTCGATATATTTTTACCGTGGTTAAAGTTTTTTTTAGATATAATCACTCCTTGATAGTTTTGATATTTATCGCTGTAGTGTAGTTCAGGAAACTCTTCTTTCATTTTCTCAATAATAGTATCATTGGTTTCTTTGTTGTTTTTTATTCTTGGTTGGAATAAAAAAGCAGGTCTGATGTTCTCGTTCACCAAAATGAGAGAGAGGACGTTCTCCATACCGATAATTTGTGTATTCGTCGACATTTATAGAATATTCGGACATATTTTTTTTTGCTTGGAGTGTGACAATATTCAGGAGAACACCTCCTTACAGTCGTTCTCCGGAATATAAAAGAAATCCTACGTCGTGGCCTTCGGCCACTCCTTCGGATTTTTCAATATTTCTACGAGCTCCCTTCGGTCGCTCTCCGCAATATAAAAGAAATCCTACAAACTCCCTATGGTCGTTTTCCGGATTTTTCAATGAAGGAACTCGTAAGAATATACAAAATCTCATAAAATTGAATATATTTTTATATAATACAAAGAATGTATATTTCGATATTACTACAAGCTCCCTTCGGTCGCTCTTTGTACTTTTTCGATAAGTAATCCTACAAATGGGGTCTGCTTCTTCTATTCAAAAACGCTACCATACCGAAATCTACGAACATAAGGACGACTATGAATCTAAGGAAGAGTTTAAAGAAGATTATATGTATCCGTATGAGTATGAACACGTCTATTCTACCAAAAGTATACATATACCTAATTCGAAAGAAGATAAAGAAAATGAGGTCGAATGCAACTCTCCGGTATGGATTACAATCAATACTATAATAAAATCAGTAGTTGTAATACGAATGGACCTTCAGCCCAAAATAAACGATGTTTTGTATGAAACGATGAAAAAGGTGATTATGAATATTGATAGTATATATGACATCAAAAACGATACCTATGAATACGGTAAAATACAGCATGTAAGTGAAGCGAAATTGTTAACGGTGAAAAAACGGGTGCGTGACTATTACGGCGAAAATAGCCTTGTTATTATACGCGTCGAAGCGTCTATGTCGATTGCAGACTTGGGGAAGTTTATGTATGATATTTTCCAGTTTCAAAGAGTGGGCGACTATTTGTATGTATTTGTATAAAACACTGGGTTATCCTGTCGGAAAAACTATAAAAATATATGTTTATAAGAGCCCCCCCCCCAGTCGCTCTCCCGGTTTTTCAAAATCACGTGAAACGGTCACTTAGTGCAGTAAATAGGTCGGGGTTATATACCAACTTCCCCGTTGGTTTGTAATTATCTATTGGGGTGAACTTGTTTGTATGTTTTTTATTATCATTGGTGGCACTCGCGCCTCCAGTATTAAATAGCTTCATATTGCTATTTTCGAGTTTGTCGAGTTCATTCTCCCCACCCTCTCCGGTGGACTTGGAAGGAATAATCTGGCCTCTTTCGTCAATGTATTTACCGGTCTTTTTTTTGACTTCATTTCTTACATATGAAGGAACCCACTGTTCCCAAGAAACAAATAATGTGTTCGGATGTATGTATTTTACATAAAACCCATTCTCCACTATTTTATCCACAACGAATGCTATACAATCGCTTTGATTATATGTCGGTTCACCAAAGATAAATTCGGGAATGACAAACCATATATATTTGTCGTTAAGCTTATTTCTGGCAGTCAACTTGATACGATTGTGAATACGGTTAAGAATCTTGTTAAAGATGGACAACTGTTTCAAATCGCGTCGTAGGTTTCTTTCATACAGTTCGTCTATATCTATTTTACTGGTCGCCTCCTCGTCGTTCAATAGTATAATGGAAGAAGACATATATTATATTTTGAAATATTTTATAGATGGATTTACCTATATCTCTTTACATTCTGCATTCCTTTGATTTGGAAGATGGGGGTAACTTATCGGCGATTTTGGATTACTACAAAATTACCATGCTAACATCCATTGAGAATAATATTTCTACGAGCTCCCTTCGGTCGCTCTCCGCAATATAAAAGAAATCCTACAAACTCCCTATGGTCGTTTTCCGGATTTTTCAATATCAAAATGCATTTTTTTGATTATATTACACCCTTTACCGTTTCTACCATTTTGTAAAATTGAAAAATCCGGAGAACGACCGTAGGGAGTTTGTAGGATTTCTTTTATATTGCGGAGAGCGACCGAAGGGAGCTCGTAGAAATATTCATATTTTACGGGTGAATAATAAAATATGAAACCATCGTAGATAATGTATTTATAAAATAATTGTAAATACAAAATATTGAAAAATCCGGAGGAGTGGCCGAAGGCCACGACGTAGGATTTCTTTTATATTACGGAGAGCGACCGAAGGGAGCTCGTAGAAATATTGTTTACATCCATATTTGGATGTATAATCGTTTTGTCAATTCCTATGTAATACAATAATACACTCGAACGTATCCATCACACCCAGAGGTATCATCACTTATAGAACTAAACCCATATGTTTTTAGTAGTAGGTCTTGATGAGACCAAGGCCCTTGGTTATTACCAAGGAATACTCTAGAATACATTCTATTTGGCAAACTGTTTCCATTGTAATTTTTTACTGGAGTTCTGTTTTGAGAAATAAAATCGGGGAGTGTAATATTAGCATTTGCGCCACCAGCTGCACTCTTTGTTTTACCGTCATAAGTTATTGTGCTGTAACCACCACTAATATCACCACTAATTGGTGCACCAGTACCAACAGTGTATGTGAATGTTTTTGTGGATGATACATCAAAGCTGCCATACAAAAATCCACCCCCAGTACCACAAAGACCTAAACTACTTCTACCACCACCACCAATAAGTATATAATATAATTTAGTACACCAAATGGGAATATTAACTGGATTTGTTGAAGGTGTAGTAAACTCAACATAAATTGGTAAATGAATGTCTAGACCAGGATAACCTAAGTCTGAATTGGATACATCTATATAAGTTGTAATAACCTGACTAATACTACTCTGTGGTATGTAATAATTTTGAGTGGGAAGTGAATTATAACTAAAGTCACTCGCAATACTAAATTTGTATTTTGTTAGTATATCAACATGTTTTTCATTATAATTTGTTACACTGGTATCTATACTAACTCCAGTTTGAGATAACAACTGGTCGATTGGTATGCCTTTATATTTATAAAGACTGCTCATTATTGAAATATTTTTTTTTAACTATATTATATCTATAATATTCATACGAACTCTTTACAGTCGCTCTCCTCAATATAAAAGAAATCCTACGAACTCCTTACAGTCGTTCTCCTCAATATTACTACGAGCTCCCTTCGGTCGCTCTCCGCAATATAAAAGAAATCCTACGTCGTGGCCTTCGGCCACTCCTCCGGATTTTTCAATATAAAAGAAATCCTACGAACTCCCTCATTGGGGGCGAAGCCCCCAGTGAAACCCCCCCTTTTGCTTCTTACTTTTGGGTAG